GAATAAAAAGGTACCTCGAACGTATGGATGGGGTTCACTAAATTTGACCACCTTGTGGACCCATCAAAGGAAGGTGGAGCTAAGTTCTCTAAGAGCAAAGCTGGGGTTATGTTGCTCCCGGGATCAGGGAGCGTGGTAGCGGTTCTCCACAACCTGGAAACGTCGGTTCGAGAAGACGAATATGAGTTGTAAGCAAAGTTTTCTGAAGAACTCGCTGCCTCTGTGGCATCTACGCACCATCGAAAAGAACCTCTCCATCCTCCATAGCATGGGGATAGAAAGTTGATAATGTTTGTAGATAGAAAGGTATATGGTTCAGATCGACCCACATCGATTTGCAAGGTACCACCAACATCTGGATAGTATCCACCCATAACTGGATAAGCTGTTCTCTCATTGGTAATTAGAGAATACCCAGCGGGTGGTGCGTTATAAAACACTTCATGGAGCGTAAATCTTTTCATTAACTGTTTAAAAGAACCAACAGTTTCTCCAAAGAAGAGGTGATTTATATTAGGCTCATCAGATGCCGGAGATGCAAATGTGGTGAGGGTTTCAGGATCATTGACTTGTCCTTCACCTTCTACCATTTCTTGTGATTCTGTACCTGCTTCGGCCACAAAGTTAGCAGGCAAAACTATGGGTTCAGAGGTCAATCTCCATCGGAATACATCGGAAGTAGGTTGTGCAACTTGAAAATCGTCTAGCATAGAAACAAAGACGTTAACTTGGACGTCATTGTCGGAAACGATGCTATTCGGGACGGTAAGTTGATTAACTACATAAACACTGAGAACTCCGTTAGAGTGACTGGCGTGGGGCAACGGAACTGTAGCGAAGGCGTAACCAGAATTTCCAATTAGTTCATTCGGTACGTGTTGAACAAACATATCAGGCTGGCCCCATCCCACGTCAATGGTGAAGTCAGTTGACTCCTCTATATCATGCACATGAGTGTAAGCTGTATTGTATGGAGAAGAAGCAGCACCACCATGGGGGTCGTAAACGAACTTGAGACGACCTTTATGGTATGCTGATGAAACGATTTGAAACCTAAATCTCATAGTTCCTCTCCAATATCTGAAGGGCAGTGCAGCAACACAAGGTGCGGTCATGTGAGTTTCGTCTTCTGAGTCAGGATTGATATACAATCTTGCTTGACATGGGTCCACGTAGTAATTGTGGAGCAACTCTTCTTCGACACTAGTAGTTCGCCAGTTAAAATTGGAGAGGTAACTCTCCCTACTGGCAATGCCGGTGATGGTCATCTCGTCGTCGGAATTAAGACCCAAAATGGCTGGGTCAATCGAAACTTCTTGTTTACAATCCAAAGAAAGTTTAGAATTATCTGACGGAAGGTTGGTCACAGCAAATGTATTCTTCGCCACAGGAATGTATTGCGACTTATCTAACATTGTAGGAGCTGAATAACCAAACAAAGATGCGACCGAAGACAAAGACTTTGCCCCGATCTCTGTAGCTCTAGCGAAATTCCCAATGAAGGGAACTTTACTAAGTGCGCCTGCAACGCGAGCAACAGTAGTAGCAGGTTTTGAAATTGGCCCCTGGCCATACTCATCTGCAGCTTCTGCACGAAATTCATCACGCAAAGTCTTGTTGGGAGACGAGAATAGCAAGGAGGTTTGTGGTTCGTAATGAGTGGGAAGTGAAAATACTACATTCTCCGCCCAAGCGAACACTGAAACTGTAATGGGGACATCAGCTCCATTTGCGTGTTTAAGTATCTGCAAACTAGAAGCTGTAACTTCACCCATATCGGTCCATCCTTTCTCAACGATATCGATAGCATTTCTGTAATAGAAGAATGGTAACTCGAGAGTTCCACCTTGCGATAATGTCGGATTAAGGAAGACGTGAGGTTTTTGTGACATGCCGACAAAATCTGCGTCGACAGGGTCCCTCGTTTGTTTCAGTCCATCTGATGGAGCCAAGGGGTTGTAGGACGCCAATATCCTACCGTAATAAAAGGCATTTCCATTCAACACAAATTTCACTTTCATGGTACATTGTAACATTTTGTAATTGGAAATGCGGGACAAGTTGGCTGGATCCTCCCAGAAGAGGGTCCACGGGTCAAACTTCAGATTAAAATGAGAACCCACTTGCCAATCAGTTGTAGCAATCTTGATAGGTCGCTTAAACCAATCGGACAAAGATAGGTCTTGAATCATGTCGGATGACCGGAAGGAGTCCATAGTGGTGCCGCGTGTATCGGCAAAGGACGGCGCAGCGTCGTTAAATTCAACGTTCTGCTGGTCCAATCGTTGTGGTGCTGGAGTTCCGAAGTCCAGCGGCTTATTAAGTTGATAATTAGAAGTGCGGTAAATTTATAGGGATCAGCTACTCTCCGCAGAGTGCTGTCCGGGTACATTTATGTAAATTGTATATACAAACATGAAAAACAAATATGCAAGCCTCCGTTCTGGGATATTATGTACAATACGAAAGAACGTGGTAACCAATACAAATAGGGAGATTTTGCTTTATACAAGGCTGATCTCATACAGCCTAGGACGGCAGGTTGGATTCCTGCCATTGGAGCACACGAGCGTCGAAATCAACGTCAAGGTCTTTGGAGTAAATATTATTTGCTTCACAGACTAGACGAAGTTTAACGCGTTGTTGGTCGTACTCCTCGCGGCCATAGAGAAAGAATTCTCTCAACGCTGATCCAACAGCATCGACCGCATCGTCTTGCATCTCTCCTGGTTCGGAAGTACAGGAGCAGTACTGCATTTGACGATATATCGCCTCTTTGTCAAGAGCACCAACACGGCACGAAAGTTCTGGAATGAAAACACTTTTCCTTTTAAGAAAGTCCAAATCCTTAGCGGGCCAAAAGCCCAGATCTGTATCCTTCTTATCAGGAGTAGTGACAGTCATGCCAACTCCGCGCAAGAAATCTCGGAAGATGCAAAAAGACAAGAGGCGACGGGCTCTCTCAAGGACAGTGCCGAAGAGGTCATCGCCATAGGTTGTGATCGCTACATTGGAACGAAAATCGAAGAGGTCTGAATCTCCTTTATTGACAGGGTAAAGAGCGCCATTACGAACACATCCCATTGTGCGTAAGCTGTCGAAATAACAACATCTCACGAACAGGGAATTGTCGGAGCTATTAACATCAACTGTCAAAGAATTGCCGGAAATCCACATCCACATTCGAACAAGGGTGCCATTCCAAGACACCAGAGGGTTAACGAGATCGGAAATCATTGCGGACATAATCTGGATAGACTGAGAGTCATACCCAAACACTTTAGCAATATCCAACATCATTTTCATACTGGCACTGGTGACGTTAGCTGGGCGGCATAGATCAAAGTTCTTATAATCCAAACCAAAACCCATAACATCAGCTGCTTGAAAGGCATTTTCTCCTCCGTATTTGAGCACATAGATCATCATTTCCTCCCAATCGGGTCCGGCACAATTAACCCCCACTGCACACTCAGTGAGATGGGGGTGATTGTGACGAAACTCAATCAAGGGCAAGAAATACTGCCTCAACAAAATAGTAAAGGCTGCTTCCTGAACGTAAATGATTCTACATTTGTCCTTAGTGGCTTTGACAGCCTCATCTTTAAAACAAGCATAAGAGAAAGTGTTTGCTCTCTCATTGTTCATATAATGAGCTACTATCCGGTTGTACTCCTCAACAATCTCTAGAGGAGCAGTCCAAGTTTTTGGGACATCTGGGGACACTTGGGTACTTGTAAAGTACTTATCTTTGCGACCCAAGGAGGGAAGTCCAATTGAAGTTTTCATCTCTAGGGACTTGATGTGATCCCTATCGGGAATTCCATTGATGGCTTGGTCGAACGTGAGGGGTTTACACCACGTAGGGTGTTTACCAACCCACTTTTTCGCCATTGCCAAAATGGGGCGGAGGTAGTCGTCAACTGCCAACCGTAGGAGCTCAGGATCCATATCCAATGCGCCTTCCTCAACAGCGAGGAGAGCGCGATTGTACTGGATATAGGGAGGATCGAATTTAGGTGGTCCATATTCGACTTGCTTCCCATAAACCTCGTCAATAGTATCAGCAATCAAAGACCGCTTAATCTTACTGACTGGTTTGGCTCTCAAAGGACATTGGCCTAGTGCGACAACATTTCCAGTGGCGCCCACGCTGCCGTCATGAAAAACGGTAGCCTTAGGGTGGGCTAAGCCGGGGGCATAGACTTCAGCCCCCATTAATTTCGTGTCAACAGGCGAACTCTGTGCTCCCAAAACAACTGGGTTTTGCAACAATAGTTCTTCCCGCGCAATCTCAAATTCAGGTAAGGTCAAGCTAACGCATACTCCTTCTCGTTTACTGGAGAAAGTGAGTGGGCGCCCCGCAACATGGAAGCCGATAATAGCACCATCGGTGCGATCAGCAATGATAGGGGTACCACACATACCTTCCCGGGTATAAGAGGAAGAATATACGTAACCGTTCGGAATAGTGATATGTTCAGTTTTAATGTTTTCTCGCTGAACAGCACACACCTTTTCTGAAATGATTTTGTTATTGACATTCAACACTAAGTTGGCAGTACAGCTCCCGTTAAAATCGGACTTAAGGAGCATACTGGTGAGATCTTTGGAAGGGGGACATTTGGAGATATAGAGCAACACTAAATCCTTCATTCCGACTTGCACAACGTTGTTACGATATACACGGACTTTGAGGGGATTGCTGTCTACCCAATTTATGGTAATATCCTTAGACTCAAACCAAGGTTTGTTGAGATCAAAATCTTCATGGAAGAAGTGACACGGCATTTCGAAGATGTTCGAGCACAGAATCGTTGATCGACATGTCTGACCAGTTAAGTTGTCTTTGATTACTACAACATTTGACTTGGTCTTTGAGACACAATGATCAGAAGGTCTATTCTTCTTCTCCGCTGAAACTGGTGGATCATTAGAGAATATAGAAAAACTTTGAAACCATGAAGGTTTACGAACTTCTCCGTCGGCTGCCTCTGGATTATTCTTCCTCCAAGCGTTCCACAGGAGTAAACCTGCAAGGATAACGCCGGAAGCTCCAGCAGCAGCAACGAGACCAGGTTGGTATTCATCTGGCCTTGATCGGGCTTTCGCCCAAAGTGCGCGCTGTATGTTGGGGCACGCATCAATTTTCCGTTGAATTTCAGCATATCTAGCTGGAGCTCCAAGGGTGGCTCGGAAAAGCTGGACACCGTAGTAGCCACAAGTTGCAATTGCACCAATAGTGATAGCTGTAGGCAAAGCGTACTTAATCACAGGGTTAATTGGAGGCACAATTGAAGGGGCAGTAGGCAACTTCGGTATCTTTTCACAGATCTCGCTGAAAAAGCGACGGGTTGGGGACATCAGGCTGATATGTTTAACAAACCTTGGTCGCGGGGTAACCATATATTGACCGAGTCTAGACAACTGGAAGGAATACCATGACTCTGGGAAGCATCTTAAATAGGAGTAAGTAACTCCAGTAGACACCAACCCAAAAGAAACGGATTTCCGGACCATTGTTTTGACAGGAACAATCTTCTGATCTTGGGCCGCGACTGCCCACATCAGTTTCTCCTTGAAATAATTGAAGAACCGATGCTCGGCAATGGCGCCAGGGACGACAGCAATAGCGTGAGCCATCATCCAATCTGTTACGTGGTTGACCTCTTGCAACAATTCATGATCCAGCATGCCCACGACTTTTGAATCTAGGGACAAAATGCTGTTGAACCATTCCAACGGCGTCAACCAACGAGAAAT